GAGGGCGATGAAATGATTGAGGTTACTCATTATGTAGAAATTCCAAATGAGACTGGTAAATTTTGGCTAGGAATTGGAAAAATTGCTGACACCAATAACATTTATATCGAGCGATTTTATAAATTGGTGTTTACTGACAATGAAAACATTAGTCGGGGTAAGATGGAAAAATATACCATTGTCTCAAAAACATTTACGGATGGTCAATATTATCTTGAAGATAATGACTCAACTTGTATTGGAGAAAAATATATTAATATGTTTCGCGACCAATATAAAAATATTCCTTTTGTAAAGAAAGATTTGATTCCTCTTGTAGAGGGATTCGAATGTATTACGGGAGAGAAACGAACTCGGACAAAAAGTATTGAATTGTAAAGGACATACCAAGGGTCATATACCAAGGGTCATAGGGACAGGATGTCCCTATAAGGGTGAGAAACAATACCCAAGGGTCATAGGGACAGGATGTCCCTATAAGGGTCATAGGGACAGGATGTCCCTATAAGGATGTCCCTATCTTAAATGGTAGCTATAAATCTCCAATTTAATTCTTTACAAATTTTTTTCCATATTTCATCCTGTTCAATCCTTTTCTCTCTATCTTTCAGCATCGGAAAATAAGGAAGAAATTGATGTTGACCAAGCATCTCACATAATTTATAAATTGTATAATAATAATTCAAGAAATTTACACGATTGTCCGGACAAACACGTGAATAAGGACGCTGTATTTCTAAAAAAAGTGAGCATAATTTATTTTCCAAATCAGGAGTCATAACAGGTGGTTTTATACCAAGTCTATCTTTAATAAACGGAATATGCTCATAATATTTATTATAACCCAATTTTTTTAAAATACTTTTTGTTTTAGCGCTTGTCAAATCACTAATGGGTATTCTCTCTTTTACAATTTGGGCTTTAATTTTATCGATTAATTCATCTGATATTTGCGTGGTTTCTTTTGCCTGAAATTGTGCCAAAATTTCCCGAAAATGATTAATACGTTTATAGGCATAAAAACACATTTCTTGTGGTGGTTCTTTATAAGAAGGCTTCTCTTTCTGAAAGATATAAGGGGTATTTCTATAACATTGATTACAGACCATGATTCCTTCATATTCAATGGGTATTAATTCCCCCTTTTCACAATGGGAACAAACTTCATTGTCATAATAATAAGAATCCATATTTAAATATTTCGGATCTACGCTTCTAAAATAGGTTTCAACCGTCTCATTATGTGTTTGGAGAGTTTTTTTATTTTTGTCCTTATTAGTGTTGAAAAAATTGTCCAAAATTTTGGGTTTTGTATTATCTTCTGAAATATCTTTTTTATTTTCAAAATAGTCAAAAACATATTTAGAATTTTCTAATAAATATTTTTTTTTCTCGTCTTTTAGTTTTTGAATTTGTTTACGTAGGTGTAATATACTTTCCCCTTTTTTTTCTAATTCAATACATTGTTTTTCTAACTCTGGAATTTTTACTGTTTCGTTATTGTGAAAATGGGCTAGTTTCTGTTCATGAGTTTTATCCAAAGTCACAATTGGAGCAGAAGTAATTTTTTTATCCGGTTTCGGTTTAAACGCCATAGTTTAGAGGTATTTTATACGATATATTCGCAAAAATTTCTTATACTATTTTTTAAAATGGAACAAGAAAGAGAAAATGTAGATATGATAAAATTACATAAGATGGCATTCATATATAATGCTTTGGAAAACGGTTGGAAAGTAAAAAAAGAGGATAACATGTATATATTTTCAAAAAATCATGAAGGCAAAAAAGAAGTTATGTTAGATTCATATTTAAAAAAATTCATCACTAAAAATTTGAATATTAATGACTTAGATATAGAAGGCAAAAATGACTAATAAAAATATGTGTGTTTTTTGTTAGGTTATAGATTAATTCGCGTAATTCTACAATTTTTTTTTCTTTAGGGATTGTATAATACTATGGGAGGAGGTTTAATGCAACTTGTCGCTTATGGCGCCCAAGACGTCTACCTTACCGGTAACCCCCAGATTACTTTCTGGAAGGTTACATACCGCCGCCACACTAACTTTGCCGTTGAGTCGATCGAACAGACATTCAACGGACAGGCCGATTTCGGTCGCCGTGTCACCTGCACTATCTCGCGCAATGGTGATCTTGCCTACCGCACCTATCTTCAGGTAACTCTTCCTGAAATCAACCAGGCTATGCGTAACACGGGTGCAGTTGCAAACGTAGGTACAGGTACTTCTGAAAGACAGGCCGTCTACGCTCGCTGGCTTGATTTCCCAGGTGAGCAGCTCATTGCTCAGGTTGAAGTCGAAATTGGTGGTCAGCGCATCGATCGCCAGTATGGTGACTGGATGCACATCTGGAACCAGCTCTCGCTCCCAGCTGAGCAGGAGAAGGGTTACAAAGCCATGACTGGTCAGACCACTCAGTTGACCTACATCACTGACCCATCTTTCTCGGATGTTGACGGTCCATGTACCGCCAACGGTGTCCGTCAGGTTTGCGAACCACGTAACGCTTTACCTGAAACAACTCTTTACGTTCCATTCCAGTTCTGGTACTGCCGCAACCCAGGTCTCGCCCTTCCACTCATTGCCCTCCAATACCACGAAGTCAAGATCAACCTTGATCTTCGCCCAATTGATGAGTGCCTCTGGGCTGTTGAGACTCTCCAAACTTCAACCGCAGGTACTAACCACCGTGTCACCACTGCCTACGCCCAGTCGCTCGTTGCTGCTTCGCTCTACGTCGACTACGTCTTCCTTGACACTGATGAGCGCCGCCGCATGGCCCAGAACCCACACGAGTACCTCATCGAACAGCTTCAGTTCACTGGTGATGAGTCGGTCGGTTCATCTTCGAACAAGATCAAACTCAACTTCAACCACCCATGTAAGGAACTTGTCTGGGTTGTCCAGCCTGACTCCAACGTCGACTACTGTTCGTCGCTCGTCTGCGGTAACGAACTTTTCTCGCTCTTAGGTGCTCAGCCATGGAACTACACTGATGCCCATGATGCTCTTCCAAACGCCTACCATGCCTTCGGTGGACCTGGATCTATGCTTTCAGGTGAGTTCATCGATCCTTCTGGTATTTTCGATGATGCTGGTGCCTTTGATGTTGCCAACGATAGTGCGGGAATTGTGGGAAACACCACAGGCAATACTCCTTCTGGTTGGTATTCAGCACAACAGCCAGGCTTCGACTCCGCGATAAACTCTGGTGTCTCCGATGCCGGTACATTCGTTCTTGCCGAAACTGGTCTCGACCTCCACTGTTGGGGACAGAACCCAGTCGTTGTTGCCAAGCTCCAGCTTAACGGTCAGGACCGCTTCTCGGAGCGTGAAGGTACATACTTCGACCTCGTCCAGCCATACCAGCACCACACTCGCACCCCAGACACTGGTATCAACGTCTACTCGTTCGCCCTCAAGCCAGAGGAGCACCAGCCATCGGGATCGTGCAACTTCTCGCGCATCGACAACGCCACTCTCCAGCTCGTCCTCTCGAACGCCACTGTCGAGGGTACCAACACTGCCAAGGTCCGCGTCTACGCCACTAACTACAACGTCCTCCGCGTCATGTCGGGTATGGGTGGTTTAGCGTATTCCAACTAAGGAACTAGTTAGTAACTAGTTACAAATAAAGATATATACAAATATTAAGCAAATCTATATTAAACATATTTAAATAAAATCCATATAATTAAATTATAATATGGATTTTACAGTTAATTATGATTACACAATGATGGATAATGAATTAGTTGGAAAAATTACAATCAATAATTTTGACGTAATCGTTGATTTAAATGATTTATTTAAAATTATAAATTCTCCAAAAAAATTTACTCGTTATAAAGAAGGCCAATTATTACCCTACTTTAAAAGAAATAATCAAGAAATTAGTTATCGTGAATTTTTATATGAATACAACCCAGTAAATATAAATTATTTATATAAAAATGGGAATGATATTGATTTAAGACGTAGCAATATAGAAATTTATCATAATTATCATCAGTTTATGATAGAAAATTATAATGTTATATCATACTTTAAAGGACATTTTACTAAAAATGGAAAAGACGCGTTTGTGATGAAAAATCCTATATGGAAAATAAGAGATGAAAATAAAGAATTATTAAAGATGTATTGTGAAAATAATACTCTGATAACTCTATGCGAAACTTCTTATCAAAAAATATTGGATAGTGAAAAAAATAATAAACATACCTTTTTCATTCATAGTAATGGTTATGTTTGTAGTTCATCAGGACTTTTTATTCATCAGATTATAACAGGATGTTATGGCAATGGAAAAGGAACAAAAAATATTAGTGTTGATCATATAGACCAAGATCCATTAAATAATACATTTGAAAATTTACGAATTGCCTCACAAAAAGAACAACAGGAAAACAGTAAAGGTATCAAAGAAGGCACAAAAAGAGCTCGTAAGACAAATGCACGAGAGCTACCAAACGGAATAACGCAGGAAATGATACCCAAGTATGTATATTACTGTAAAGAGTGCTACAACAAAGAAAAACAACTTTATCGTGAATTTTTTAGAATTGAAAAACATCCCAATATGAAAACAAAACAGATCGCTGGAAGCAAATCTATGAAATTAAGTATTGGTGATAAGTTAGAACAAATTAAAGAAAAACTTGCTGAATTGAATTAAAATTTATACATTCGTAATTCGCAAAACACCTTCCTCATTAATTCACTATATAAATTAAAAATCTTCCCTATTATATAATATGTTTTATTTATCAGGTCTCCCACAAGAAGTCGTAGATAATTATTGTAAATCTCTCAAAAAAGCAGATGAAGAGAGAAAAGCTAAACAGCAAATGGAGAAATTACTCAAAGCACATCCACCAAAAACATTTAGTGATTTTATGTCATATGGCATGTATCTTAGCACTTTAAATAAAAATTGAAAAAGTGTAAGTCAATTAAAAAGAAAAATAAAAAGCGTAAGTCAAAACGAACGCGCAAACATCGTAAATAAGTTTTTTTCTATGATTATTATATAGAGTAATAATCATGGAAAGACTGAATGAAGTTCGAGGAGCTATTGATACATACATGCAAACTAGAAATGATACCAACTTCGACCGTATTTTTAATAAAATTCGCGACTACAATTTAGATCCTACTCATTTTATGTTACGTGCCTCCTCCGAAACCACCGCCAGAGTTGTAGAAGCATTGCTTGATTCAGTGAGAAAGAGAGCTGCTTTGGAAGCAGAAAGACGTAGGATTGATATTGAAGCTGCTGCTTTGGAAGCAGAAAGACGTGGGAATGATATTGAAGCTGCTGCTTTGGAAGCAGAAAGACGTGGGATTGATATTGAAGCTGCTGCTTTGAAAGCAGAGAAAATAGCAGCTAATTACACTTCGGGTAATGGCGAAACCCCTCTCGTAGAAGCGTTGAAAAACCCAAATACACAAGAAATGGAGGAAATTGTTAAACTTCTTTTGGAATATGGCGCTGACCCAAATAACGATAGGCGTGAAAGAGAGAATTTCTTTTATGCTATTTATGAGGACGAGATGAATTCCCATCACTTACCAGAACGAATGGC